CTCGATACGACTACTCAGAACGGGATCTCCTCTTAGCTCAGGAGAATTAAGGAAACCATCATACCATCCTAACGGCTCACGCACTTTCTGTGGCCTACCACCAATCGGGAAGGGAGTAAGTCCTACCCACTTACATTTTGATGTAATAGGGAGTGGGAGCATTCTCCTCTCCTGTTGGCTAAGCTCTCTCTTGTACGTAAACGGCCTAGGGAGATAGTTAGTCTCCTTCTCAATAACAACGCCGAGATCTTTGTTTAGAGCCTTCTCAATTGTAATCTTCTTTACCTCATCAGATAAATCGTATTCCTCCCGAGACCTTCCAAACATGTCAGCCAGCGGTTTCCGCTCTTGCCAAGCTTTCCTCCGTTTCTCCAGAAGTGAAATCTTATCCGCAGAGTTTTCAGAGAGCGCAGTTGTCTGAGCCTTCCAATCCCTGCGGACACGATTCCACAACAGGAGCAGTCGTCTTGCTTTCTTATACTTCTCAGATAATTTTATCTCAGAAGCTCCCGAAAGTCTCCATACATAAAAGGATCTTTAAACTTCCCCTCAGATAGGTCCTTCAGGAGCTTCTCACGTAAGCTCTCCACCTTTAACTCTTCGAAGGCCTCTTGCTCTCCAACAGGTTTAGAGAGTATTTCCATTTGATCTTCAATAGGTAAGCACATTACATTTACCTTGAATATACTGATCAAAGGCTCCATCAGCTCTTTTTCCTTTTCTTTCACAAGCTCTTCCTCAGCACGTATTAGAGCTTCGAACTCCTTAGCCGCCTTCTCCACGCGTAGGGAGCTCTCCTTTCTAATCTTATTAATGGCTGGAAACTTCTTTGAGATCCGGTCCCACTCAGTGGGCGTCACTCCTGATCTCTTAAAGGAGCCTGGCATCTGGGTAAAGGCAGAGTTCTGAAAACTCCACTCAGAATACCAAGCTCTGACCCTAGGATTTAAAGAAATAAGTTTTTCAAATGTCTTTACATCAGGAACTTTACTCTTGGACACTTTATTGAAGTCGACAAAGGCCTTGTCGATCTTAGGAACATTGGGTAGCATGTTCTTATCTCCATATAAGCGACCCAGGAACGGTATTGTCGCACACGGTAGGCCTGGGAATCACAACACCCTACTAAGCAGCCCTGCTCCCGTAGTCTTTTAC